TAAAAAATATTTATTTACTAATAAATGTCTTTGAACAAAGATTTTGTAGCGAAACAAATCAAGAACATTTCTTTCGCTGACGTGGAAAAAGAAATGAACCAACTGATTCAAATTGGTCTAGAGAAAAAAGTTGAAAAACAATCCCCTCGCTGCCGAATCGGGAACAACGTAGTCGATTATTTTACCTTTGCACAGCGTTTGGAAACACGAGGTAAATACAATATAAATTTTTACGAGTTTATAGAAAAATTGGACGAATTCAAAAAGAAAAAGTTTATTTCCAATATGCTTACCTACTATAAAACCGTCAAAAATAAAAATGGGACTAAAAATGAGTATATTGTTTTGAAAGAGGTTTACAATATATGCATTAGCGCCATCAATATCATACGCCCGCTGGTTTATATGGAAATTTATGCGAAATATAAACCAACCTGTGTCCTAGATTTTTGCGCCGGATGGGGAGGGGCTGCTGTCGCGGCCGCGGCTCTGCATATTCCAAAATACATCGGCATTGAAATCAATCACCACTTGAAAAAACCATATGAGAATTTGACCTCGTTTTTGAAAACGGTGTCGCCTACTACCATTATTGAAATGCTTTTTGAAGACGCGCTTCAAATAGATTACTCGAAATATGATTACGATCTTGTTTTCACATCACCTCCTTATTATTTCATTCAAAAATACGAAAACAATGCACAATATAATTCCAAGAAAGAAATGGATGAACTCTTTTACAAGCCTCTTTTTACAAAAACTTATAATGGGTTAAAAAAAGGAGGGCATTATATTATCAACGTCTGCAAAGAAGTGTATGACAATGTGCTTTTTCCGTTGTTTGGAGAGCCGAAGGAGGCATATCCTTACAAAAAGTCCAAAAGACAAAATGATTATCAGGAGATGGTTTACGTCTGGATCAACCTTTAGAAAAGGTTGAGCCAAATCTACCTTTAATAAGGGCTGAGCCAAATGGTGGTTTTGGTTTTACCTTTCTTAAAGGTAAAGTGGAAAAAATTAGCGCCTGTAGCCACCTAGTCCGACCCTCGCACTCGCTTGTGCTCTTGGTTGTTGTCCGATATATTGTGCATACAAGGGTGAAAATTTGTTTGGTGGAGGCATTCTTACCAGTTGTTGGTGCATTTGCCGAGGTTGTTGCATTTGATGTTGATAATATTGGAATTGTCTTTGCGTTTGTCTTTGTCTTTGTGCTAGTCCTTGTTCTTCTTCTCCCTGTTGTTCTTCTTCTCCCTGTTGTTCTTCTTCTCCTTGTTCTTCTTCTTCTTCTTGTCCATGATTATTATTATTATTACTATTGGTGGAAACCTTGTTAAAAACATCTTCTTCCACCTCTTTTCTCGAATCCTCGGCAATTTGTCTCAACAACTGTTCTGGAATAGGTTTGCCCATAGAAGCTAAATATTTGACCACATTGATTCTTTTCTCTCTATTCGTAGGATAATAAGGAATATTTGACCAATCCTGTGTATTCACGACGGTCTTTCTTGTTTCTTTTACACGGTCTGGATGAACAATCTTTCGTTTTGGTTCTCTCAAATCATAATTATAGTATTCTTCTGAGCCAAAGGGAATATAAGTCAAGAACGTTTGCACGTTGATGTAAAAGATCCGTGGATTGTGGTGCGTAAAAATATTGTCACCTGGATTTTCGGATTTTTCATCGATGGAATATTTGAGCTGGCTAATGGTGCGCAAGCCGTCAATGCCCGTATCATGTTCGCCACGCCATGGATCTTTTTTGCTGATGATGCGGGAAATACCGTCGAATAGTTGTAATATTTCAGGGCTTCCAATATTGTAGAATACAGTGCGATCGATTTGTAGCCCGTATGCATCACACCTTTTTTGCAGCGCATTGTCTTCCATGCCCCACCCCCAGAAACAGGGGAATCCATTGATTCGTTCAAAGTCCGCGCCCTTAATCACGACAATGCCCCCAAGCGCGTATTTGAACCCGTAAAAATGTTTTACTTTACCAAATGTGGTTTCATATTTGAAAATTTTATTAAAGGGAATCGTGTCGACATCATTGAAAACAAAGTCGATGGTTTGATAATGATCGGGATATTTCGCTTTCACTGCTAAAAACCCAATGTCTTTGGTGGCGCCACGGTTGAAAGTTCTGGCATCACATTGGTGGGAAAAATAAATTTCGTAGTCGTCCTCGTCTTCTAAAATAAAACTCATATATTTGCTAAAAAAGAACTTGTGTTGAACACGATTACGATAGGGGACAATGAATACTTTTTTAGGAATTTTGACAATTGGTTCTGTATTTGATTCCATGAATATAGTATATTATAGTTTAAATGGTGGTTTTATTTTTTCATTTTGAACCATTTTTTACAAAAATGAATTGTATAAATAATAATTATAAAAATATATTTAAAGTCATTGTCCTAAATATATTATTCATTTGCAAACATGTTACGTAGTATGCTTTTGTGTTTTTTATACTTGTCCACATTATTTACCAGTTGCACACCTTATAATCCGCCATGCACATCCTGCAGGTGGTTTATTCCGCATCAAAGAGAGAATAACGATTATGGACTTTGTGGATTTTATAAAAATGTTTATATCGTGAAAGGTGCTGAAAAAATCGTGTATGAATTTGCGTCACATTGCAGGAACAACGAAACCATGTGCGGAGAAAGAGGATTCATGTATGAACCTGCTGAAAAAATACGCGAATACCGGAATAAATACGAGGAACTTGCCAATCGTTGTTGCGGGGAAGTCAATGAGAGTGACGAGATTGAACAGTTGGAACGAGAAATGCTTGAACTCATGCAAAAAATAAAAAAGCATAATACGAGAAATATTTATCGAACTACTAAAGATTTATACAAATTGTTCAGGAGGGATCAAGTGTAATTAATTTACAATACGATCTCATATTTTTTCGCAATGGCGGCAGGAATAAGCTCTCCCTTTATTTTTTCCAACTTTTTAAAGCATTTGTTTATTGTAACTTCACTAATCTCACTGACATTTTTAATATCGCGTTTATTGACATTGAGACCGCACATTTGAGAAATAAAATACACAACTCCCGCGGCGATAGAGTGAGGCGTATTCTCTGGCATAATGTTGTTTTTTTCGATTTTCATTGCGATGAATTGACACAACTTGGTAAGCTCGTTATTTACATTGAGCTTCGAGCAAAACCGTTCGATAAATGCTTCGGGTTTGGTAGTGCCTAAATTCGTCTTTTCTTTCTTGTCCATGTCCTTTTCCAAACTGTTGACAATACCCATCGCATTTTTGCAGCCCTTTGTGGCACTTGTCACGTCTAGATGAAAGATGTTGGCAATTTCTTTCGCCGTGCGTGGAAAATTATTGATTCGGCAAGAAATGTAAATAGAAGCCGCTATAATACCGTCGCGATTGTCACCACGAAAAGAGATGTCATATTCGGAAATCTTTTTATGGTACCGAATCGCATCGTCAATAATCATTTTTGGAATGCCAGCATGATTTGCCATGGTGCTAATAATTTGAAACTCATCGTATTGCGATTTTTCTTTGTAAGGCATTGCAACCCATTCTGTGTAACGGCGAATTTTTCGCATTTGGTAAGAAGAACTTCCGCAACACAACACCTTACAACCGTAAGAAGACTCTTGTAACAAGGGGTTGATGGGCATGCCGCACCTAGTGGGATCACTATTCTGGTTGTCGTCCGCACCGTAGTAGCGCCATTCGGCGGACTGATCAACAAGGTCTTTGTAAATGATGCCACATTTGGAATTAGTGCAAGTCAAAAATCCTTCATCGGAAAAGGCTAAAATGCTTTCACACCGCTCACACATTTCTCTACCGGAAGATCCATACATACATTCTAAAGGCACCTCTTTTTTGTTTTCATTTGCAATTTCTGTATCAAAAATATTCCACAACAGTGTTTTGTTCGCGCTGGTTGGTTTGGTTTTTATTTTTTTACTTTGATTCACTGATGGAGGAGGTTTGATTGCAGTTTGTTGTGCATTCATTCTTATTCTTTTCTTATTCTTTGACATAGATAAAATATTTTTAATTCAATTTTATTTATTATATTTTTTTATGAAATATAATATATGGGAAATTTCATTTCATCTGATTCAACAAAAAATTCTGAAAAAAAATTCGATAATTTTTATAATTTGATGGATTATATAGCTACTTATTATATTTTGACAATGGATTTTAAAAGCTTAACTCGTTTAGCCGAAAAGGAATATTGTGACGAACTTGTGATTCTCACATCGGATATTATTCAACGCTATTTCACAGATATGGAAATCGAATATCTTGCACAGCGTGTCAAGAATGGGGTGGAAGTGAATGAATTGGAAAAAGACAATGTTATTTTTTTAAATAAGAATCAATTGGAGAGTTTAGATGTTTCAAATGATCTGCAAAAAAGCATTCGGAAAAAACGTGTGTGCATTGGAATCGCTAAATTTTATGTTAAAATCGCACATATTTTTTCGGCTATTGTAATGACCATCAATCCTGTGTATACTTACAAAGGACCAAATGGAGAAACTGTAAAAACCCCTTTTATGGAAAAAGATACTATTCCTAAAAACATTCCTCGAACATTGCACAAACTCAATATTTGCGACAATCGAATTCGTGCTTTGAAAAACAATCAGATGAAAGATGACAAAACAGGTAAAATCGCGATGCAACCTAAAATTTGTGACATAAATTTGAATAAAAACACGGGCCAGACAAAAGTATTGTCCGAGGAGCCCGGAATTACAGAATTGATGAGACTGTATCTAGACGATAAATATGATTATTCTACAGGAACATTTACAGGAATGTCAAAACCGACACTAACTAGTTACATGCGCGATTTAAAAACATTTTATACTGCATTTACCGGTAATCCGAACATGCCTTCTAATATTACTAAATTTGGAGATATTAAATTACGGGATTATGAAAGGACTAAAGGTTGTCAGCAAACAACACCTTTTTTAAAAACAAGTTATACGATTGACGAAAACGATAAACTTTTTGTAAATTATGCCGAAAACATAAAAACAATGATACAAAATGCCGCAAATAATCAAAGCAAATTACTATCTGTAATCAATGACTTGTTTACTTATGTTATTGATCCTTATACAAAAAAAAAGAAAATACGCGTGAATCCTAAATTAACCGACGTTCTTTTACAAAATGCTGTGGTCAAAACGCGAAAATTTATTGTGAATTTATACGTAACATGTGAATCGGATTACGTCAAAGGGGTTAAATTATATGAGGCGATTGTGCAATCAAAAATATTAAGCACGAGTGAAAGCCAGGTTGCTAATGTGGAGAAAAAGACAGAGGCCATTTTGAAGTCTGTGAATAAATTAACGGGTCCGGTAAATGAATCGAATCCTTTACCTAGTCCTTTGTCGAATACTTTACCTAATCCTTTGTTGAATACTTTACCTAATTCAAACATGAATTCTTTGATAAACCCTTTACCTATACCAACACCGGTTCCTCAATCTTTAAACACTGAACCGGTGACAGGACCTTTTGTTTTAAAAAATATGGAATCTCAACCAAAACTAGGTACGTCACCAGGTGATGATAATTCTGAAAACATGTTAATAAAACCTAATGTAATCAGTTCTTTGCCTCCGCAACAGTCTTTGCCTAGACAACAGTTGTTGCCTCCACAACAGTCTTTACCTTTACCTTTACCCGCACAATAATAATATTTTTGTATATCAAAAATATAATAATATTATAATATTATATAATGACAACCGTTATTGGTGTTTCAAATCCTTATGGTCTTATACAACAAGCAGGAAAAAAAAGGAGATATAAGACAACGAGGAAAAGAAGAGTTTCTAAAAAAAATAGAAAAACACGAAGAAGTAGAAAATAGAAAATAGAAAAAGAAAATAAAAAAATAACATGCTGCAAGTAAAACAGGAAATAGAAAGAATAAATATTTAGAAATAATTATAAAAAATATTTGCATACTATATAAAAATGGCAATGACTCGTTCCAAAACCCGTAGAATGCGTAGCAAAAGACAAATTTACCGCTCAAGAGTAAAGCACTCACCATGCCGTGGTCAAACTTCTGGGTGCCGTGAAAAATACGGTTGCAAAAAAACAAGAAGTGGGCGCAGACGTTCGTATTGCCGGAAGATAAAGAGTCGTAGTGCTTAGATATAATATATTTTTTATAAAAAATGTATATTATATTTTTATCATTTATTATTTTTGTTTGTTATTGTTACGGAATTCGTTTGCACTGAAATTGTATGTATTTGAAAATACAAAGAACAATTAAATTGTGAATCAAAGGACCAAGTGTAATGATTATTACAAGAAAAATAACATAGCTTGAATAAGCAATCATTATTCCGATATAACAGTAATTACAAAATCTTTCTAATATGGTTTGCATTCAGCATTTATGAAAACTTGTCCCCTATTTTGTGCAATAATGCATCATCGTACACCAAACTTCCTGATGGACGATAGGCTTGAATAGGAGTATATTCTTTTTTCGGTTTCAAATTGGCACCTTGCTTGTCTTGTGGATTTTTTATATTAAACATGTAATCATTTGGATTTTGGGTTTCTATTTGATGAACAAAAGTTTGCGCCGCTTGTTCCCCATTTCCGGATTCTTCGTCAATTTTTACACCATATTCATTGACGACAATGCCGGTTTTCTTTTTCAGTTCTGTTCGCACATACGCAGGCACCCAGTGTAGCCATGAAATAAACAACGTATTTGGGTGAATGTATCGCACATTGAATCCATTGTTTTTTAGTTTATCAATCAAATACGCTATACATGCGCCTTGGTCATATTTTGGCACACCTATAATGATTTCAGGAACTAAAAACCAACAAAATTGTTCGTCGGCACGTTGTCTCGAGACAGTTCGTATGCGAACATGTATTCTGTTTAATATTTTGTTGTAGAGTGCCAATCTTGTTAAATCTTGTTGTCTTTTTTTTTCGTATAGATCATCAATGTTTAATTTTTCGGAAAAATCTTCAATATTTTCAAGAGTGAATATATTTGCCATTTGTATGTATTTTATAATGAAAAAAATATGAGAAAAAATACAATAAAAAGAAAAAGAAAAATTGTATAAAAAATATAAAAAATATAATATTTGGTCAAGGGTTTAAATGTATTTTGACATTATTATAATATTGTACAACTGCTAATTATGCCGATAAAGCATCTTGTCTTTTCTGGAGGAGGTCCTACTATGGTGCAAACGTTGGGATCTGTTCAGTATTTAGAAGAAAAAGAGTTTATTAAAAGAGAAGAAATTGAGACCATATACGGGACATCCGCCGGAGCTTTAGTGGGAACTCTATTCTGCCTAAATTTTGATTGGATTACGGTCAATGATTATATTATAAAACGTCCGTGGCAAGATGTTTTTAAAATTCAAGTGCAGAATATATTGGATGCTTACACAAAAAAAGGAGTATTTGATATAACAGTGATTGAAAAATGGTTAAAACCACTTTTCGAGGCAAAAGATTTGTCCTTGGCGATTACCATGAAGGAATTTTTTGAGTATTCTTGCGTCGAGCTACATTTTTTTACTTTTGAAGTAAATGATTTTCAATTACATGATGTGTCATATCTTACTTTTCCGGACTTGTTGCTTACTCAGGCACTTTTGATGACATGTTCTATTCCCTTTTTAATAACGCCATATTTATCAGATGGAAAATGTTATGTAGATGGAGGTGTGGTGTGCAATTATCCACTTAAATACTGCTTAGAATCGGATGGGAAACAAAATAATGAAATTTTGGGATTTAAAAATAACTATAAAAATAGTGCGACCGCCATTAACGAAGAATCAACTATGTTGGATTTTATTTTAAGCATTTTATTTAAAACAATGTATCGTTTAGCAAGCGAACATTCGGTTCCTTCTATCGATTATGAAGTGGTTTGCCGCACGGAATCGCTTACATTTCAGTTTTTGAGAACTTCTCTAACTTCAATGGAGGCTAGAAAAGATTTATGGCAAAGTGGTCGCGATTTTGCGGCTGACTTTTTGACAACTATAACGGAAACACAATAATATTGTTAATGAACCGTTATTAAAGCACCGTATTCAAAAATTGTTCCAGTGTTTCTCTCGTTGGTTTCGCGTCGTATTCAATAACTTGTCCGTCTTTCAATAACTTGATTGTCGGGTATCCTTCTATATTGTATTGATTCATCATTTTTTCAACTTCAGCATTTTCTTCTGTGCAATTTACATCCGTGAATACAACGGTGTAGCCATTAATGGTCTTGTTTTCGTATTCAGATTTTATATCATTCCATACTGGTTTTGCGGTTTTGCAATGGGGGCACCAATCGGTGTAAAAAAACAAGAGTTCTGCTTGAGAAGGGCTGTTGCCGTTGTTTGAGCCGCCTTGTTGATACCCGGTCTTGGAAGAAGGAACCGGTAAGTAGTAAAAGAAATAAATACATACTCCCACAACAATGATAGACAACAATATAGCAAGAATCATAAACCCGCGACTCATCCCGCCGCCGTAAAAGCTTGGTAGTAACTCTAGCGTGGGCTTTGGTTGCATATTATTCATTTTCACAAATCTCTCCATTATATATAGTAGAGAATTATTATTGAATATTTTTTAACGAATCGTAAAATCTTTTGCTAAATTTTCAAAAAAAAGATTTAATCACGAAAAAAGTAAGCAAACTTAAAAAAAACGTAAATACATAACTACACATTATGTTCATGCTAAATTGAGAAACAACTTCATCACTTTTAGTTTCGAGGTTGGCGATCTTTAAAGAGTTTGTCTGTAAAATATTCAAATAAATCGCGTAACACAATAGAATAACAATAATTATTTTTATAAAAGCAGAAGTTTTTGCAAAATAACTAAATGGACTTATTACGAAAATCAAAATTAAAAACATTGCTGTAAAAGAACACATGCATACTTTTTTTGTTACATGTGTAAAAATATTCATATCAAAATGATTGTTCAATTCATTCATATAATATGAAATGATTTATATTTTTGCCTTTTTACAAATTAGGTGATGCCTTTATTCATATTTTTATTCATATTTTTATTCATATTTTTATTCATATTTTTTATATTTATATATAGTAACAACCCTATGAATAAAACCCGCAAACATAAGAATATAAACCGTAATAACAAAACAAAAAAACGAGTGTTTTTAAAAAAAGATTTTTATTCAGGCGACGGGTTTTTAGTAAGTGTATGGGGACCTCTCATGTGGACCTATCTTCACATCATGAGTTTTAATTATCCTGTAAATCCTAGTGAAGAAAATAAAAAGTATTATAGAGAGTTTATACTAAATTTGCAACATGTTCTTCCTTGCAAATATTGTCGCATGAATTTAACCAATAACTTTAAAATCAAACCGTTGGATATGTGTTATATGGAAAATAGGGAAACCTTTTCTCGTTACATTTATGAACTTCACGAAACAGTAAATAAAATGTTGAATAAAAAATCGAATCTTACTTATTGCGATGTGAGAGAAAGATATGAACATTTTAGGGCGCGTTGCGTAGAAGAAAAACCCAAAATTTTCAATTTTAAAAAGACCGGAAAAACAGAAAAAAAGAAGGAAAAAGGATGCACCGAGCCACTGTATGGTAAAAAATCC